TACTACGACATGGGCAAGCAGCTCACGCCCGAGCGCGAACACCAGATCCGCGTCGAGTGGGGCATCGAGCCACGGCAGACGAACCTGATTCACGGCGTCATCAATGGCGTGCTGGGCCAGGAGGCCAAGGCGCGCAGCGATGTGACCATCGAGGCCGACGACGACGACTATCAGGACGTGGCCGACGTGCTGACCAAGGCCATGCTGGAGGCCAAGCGCGAGAGCAACAGCGACATGGCGGTGTCCAACGGCTACGCCGGCCAGGTCAAGTGCGGCATCGGCTGGGTCGAGGTCAGCCGCGCGGTCGATCCGCTCGACTACCCGTATCGCGTGCAGGACATCGACCGGCGCTCGATCTGGTACGACTGGGAGGCCAAGAACCTCGGGTTGTCCGACGCGCGCTGGCTGATCCGCAAGCGCTGGGAGGATCTGGACGAGGCGTGCGCGTGGATGCCCGACCACGCCAAGATCCTCAAGCAGGCGGTGAACGGCTGGGATCTGACGATGCTCCCGGACGACACCGAGAACCCGCTGTACCGCGCCTGGACGAACGAGCGCCGCACGACGATCAGCCGCGACGAGTGGTGCGACTCAGCCCGCAAGAGGATCAAGCTCTACGAGGTCTGGTATCGCGTGCCGGCCTGGGTGGCCACGCTGCACACCGGGCCTGGCAGGCGCGTGCAGTACGACGAGACCAATCCGCTGCACGTCATGGCGGTCAGCCGCGGGATCGTGAAGATCACCCGCGACATCACCCGCCAGGTCAGGATGGCGATCTTCGCCGGCCCGCATCGGCTGCTCGACGTGGCCACGACTCGCCGCAGCTTCCCCTACGTGCCGTTCTTTGGCTTCCGGGACGACGAGGACCGCAGCCCCTACGGCCTGATCGACGGGATGATCAGCCCGCAGGACGAGTACAACGAGCGCCGGCAGATGATCAACTGGATGCTCAAGGCGCGCCAGTTGACACTGGACTCCGACGCCCTGGACACCAAGTACAACAACATCAAGGACATCGCCCGCGATGTGATGCGCCCCGACATGGTGGCCATCCTGAACCCGAACCGGCGCAACGCGCAGGGATTCCGCATCGCCAACGACCTGACGCTGCAGAAAGAGCAGATCGACGTGATGCTCGACGCCAAGCAGCTCATCCAAGAGGTTCCTCGCGTCTACTCGACGCAGCTGGGCGACGCGCCGAGCGGTGTGACCTCTGGCGTGGCCATCAACTCGCTGACCGAGGCCGGCGCGGTGGCGATGGGTGAGCTCAACGACAACTACCGCTACGGCCGCAAGATGGTGCATGAGCAGGTGCTGGAGATGATCGTCGAGGACCACAGCGCCGAGGAGATGCGCGTGACGATGGGCATGGGCCAGTCCAAGCGCGTGATCGTGCTCAATGCGTGGGATCCGCAGACCGGCGCCCCGCTCAACCGCGTGAAGGACGCCCCGGTCAAGGTCGGGCTGTCCGAAGTGCCGTCGAGCCCGGCATTCAGGATGCAGGAGCAGGCGCAACTTGCCCAGATGATCCAGGCGCTGGGCACCAACCCGCAGGCGCTGGCGGTGCTGGCCCCGGCCTACATCGAGGGCTCGAGCCTGAGCAACCGGCAGAGCATCGCCGACGATCTGCGCAGGGCCACCGGCCAGCCGGTGTCTGGCGATCGCAAGCAGATGCAGCAGGCACAGCAGGCGCAGCAGCAGGCGCAAGAAGCGCAGCAGCAAGCGGCGATGCAGGCCATGGCCGCCGACCTGGCCGAGAAGCAAAGCAAGGTCGAGGTCAACCGCACTGCGGCGCAGCTCAACGTGGCCAGGGCCAAGCACCTGGGCGTCGACATGGCCATGCGCGCGATCGAAGCGCAGGACACGCGCGACGAGGCGGCCAATGACGAGGACGCACTGATCAACGACGCGATCGCCGAGGCGTTCGCCCGATAGACCTCCCGAATCTCCCGCTCAGGCGCCGGCCCTGCGCAGTGGAGTAGCAAGCCGGCACCACTGGCCCAACCGGGCCGCCCCGCCTCATTCGCCACATCGCGCGGTGAGGATGCGGTAGTCAAAGCGATGACGAACACGAAGCCCGCTCGGAGCAATCCCGGCGGGCTTTGTCGTTCTCGGGGCCCACCCGTCAACAGGGACGAGGGAAACCATGTCAACAGACGTAGACGATGTTCTGACCGATGAGCAGATCGAGGCCGCGCAAGCTGCCGAAGACGAGGCCATCGGCAACCTGGAAGTCAAGGACGAGGACGAGAAGGAAGCATCCGAGAGCGAAGCGCCCGCCGCAGTCGCCGACGAAGCAGTCCAGACCGCTGAACCCGAGGCACAGCCCGACACCGCGAAGGTCGCTGGTGTGGCGAGCAAGGATGGGACGCGAGTCCTGCCCTACGCCGCACTGCAGGCCGAGCGCCGGGCAGCCAGGCACGAACGAAGCGCACGCGAACGCGCAGAGGCTGAATCCGCGGCCCTGCGCCAGCAGATCGCAGACCTGAAGGCGGGCAAGACGCCCACCGAGGCCGAGACGACCGACGAACTGTCGGACGACGAACTGGCCGAAGTGGCGCGCGACTTCCCGCAGGTGGCCAAGGTGGCCAAGCAGGTCCGCGTGCTGCAGGAGCGGCTGACGAAGCTCGCTCCCGAGGACTCGCGCACAGAAGCGCCGGCAGAGCCTGCCGACGACCCCGTGCAGGAGGCCATCGACTCGGTGCCGCAACTGCTGGAGTGGCAGGCCAGCGACCCCGAGAAGTTCGCCCGCGCAAGGGTGCTCGACGACGTGGCCAAGACCTCGCCCAAGTGGCGAGACAAGCCGCTGGCCGAGCGCTTTGCACACGTCGCGCGCCAAGTCGCCGACGAGTTCGACATCCCGTCTGCAGACACCCCTCGCAACACATCGAAGCCGAACACGGTCGATCCCAAGAAGGCCATCAGCCAAGTGGCGCGCAGTGCGCCCAACACGCTGAGCGACCTCAAGGGCGGCGCCGTCGATCAGACCGANNTTGGCCAAGTTCGGATGACCAACCGCATCTGATCCCAAGGAAACATCATGTCTGGAACCTCTGTCCCGGCCGGCTCAAACCTGGCCCTCACTCAATACTCGGTTGCCGTCAGCGCGCAAATGATCCGCGCGCCGGGCAACCTGTCCGCAATGACCGGCCCTGCCCCCAAGCAGGCCGACGCCGAGGCGACGCTCAAGCAGCAGACCGACGCGGGCATGCCGTTCGTGCGCATCACCGACCTGGCCTCGTCTCCCAAGGGCGACAAGGTGACGGTGGACGCCTTCAACGTGGTCGGTGGCAAGCCGATCATGGGCGACCGCAACGCCGAGGGCCTGGGCAAGCGCCTGTCGTCCTCGTCGTTCAACGTCCTGATCGACCTGGCCACGTTCAACGTGGACGCGGGCGGCAAGATGAGCCG